AAGCAGCAGTGGGGCTACCACTATTGCTACGACCGAAGGAGATCACGTTACCGGTGGCGGCATACACGCCGGAAGCAACACGACCATCGCCCCAGCCAGAAGCAACGGAAATGGTGGAGCGATACACGTAAGCAGGGAGAGTGCTGCTACCAGAGATCACCATGCCGGTGATATCAGGGCGAGTGTCGTCCTGGCGGTAAGGCGAAGGAACGATCACATCAGCGGCGGCAACTGCGCCCACGCCAGAAGTAGCGGTCACAGCAACGTAACCACGCTGCTGGAAGTAACGGTAACCAGGGACAGCCAGCACAGAAGTGGGGCCGCCCTTGGAGCCGTCAACGCTACCGCTATCGTCGGTATCAATGTTCTTGTACCAACCGTTCAGAGGTTCTGCCCAGTTACCTGGGAAGATTTTTTTAGCGGACAAATAGGTCATTTATCTTTTCCTATGTTGTTGTTTATCAGTTAATTATCAAACAGTGCCGTCGTCCTGGACAAAGCTGAAGGCGGTAGTCACGAAGTCCTTATTGAGGATTTCAAAACCAGCGTACAGTTGCCAAATCAGGATGATGAAACGGCTGAAGTCATCGTTGTTGTTGATGAGCACCTGAGCGTTCGGGCCGCCGATACCAACGCCAACCGACTGAGGACCGAAGAAGTAACCTTGGGCCACTTCACGGGAAGCATAGTTGGAGCCGTTATCGAACGATGCACTCACGTTCTTGGTCGGGAAGTTAGTCGACTCGAAGAACTTCACACCTTCAAACTGAACACCGGTAGGCATCACAGGTTCGCCAGCCAGGAAGTAACCTTGACCAGCCTGGGGACCCATGTAGAAGCTGGCGTTGTTAGGCATCATGGGGTTACCCATGTACATGCCTTGGCCAGGGTTACCAGCGTAACGAGCGATCTCACGGAAGTCAGGATCACGACGCAGGTGCATCATGAAAGTAGGATCGCAGATGCAACGATACAGACCATCAGAGAAGGTCGGAACGTTACGCTTGCGCAGATCCTTGACCACGGTCAGCAGGTCAGTACGCACCTGGAACTGCTGAACTTCGTTGCCGTATTCAGTAGCGGTGTAGGAGATTTGACCAGAAGCGTTCTTGGTCTTGCCACCAGCGAAGTAGTAACCACCTTGGGTGGTAGAAGCAGCGCCATTGGCTTCAGCTTTAGCGAGTTCGTCAAGGAACACGCGGTCGCGCCAACGACGGTAGTCATCAAGCAGCGTCAGGCTACCGATGGACTGGTGGAACATATTCAGGTTGCCCGAATCCAGAAGCAGGCGCTGGGCCGTGATCAGGGTTTCGCGAGCAATCTTAAAGGTCGAAGGCTGAGTCGGATCACCCGGGTCGGCAGGACCAGTGTATTCCTTAAGCACCACCAGGACTTTCTCCTTGGTGATGTTACGGCTGTTAGCGGTACCGATAGTTTGGTCGGCAATACGCTCACGGCTGTCCTTAGTACCAGGGGTACCCCAGAACTTATAGCGATCAAGCTGAACAGTTTGACCAGGCTGACGAGTGAAGTCGTGAACAACTACAGGCTCGACTGCCATTTCTGCGATATACGCAGGGTGGGGACGGTAAAGTTCCGCACCCAAAATCTTTGGAAAATCGTTCTCCTGGTCTCTAGTTTCTTAGAGGGGTGGACTATCTCTTCATCCCTGTGGGATGCCGGACGCTAAATCTGGTATTACGTAACAAGATCGTGTTACCCCCAGTAGTCTCTGCACCTTCCAATCACGGCTTGATTGGCTTGGCTCAGGATTACCCTCGTCTTTACGTTAGGGCTTCCCTGAATTCATCCGGTTTGCACTCATCGATTGCTCGGTGAGGTGACAACGTTGAGTGTTCAGTTGAAACAAATTGCTTTGTTTACCAGGATCTGAACTAGCTATCAATGAACACTTTGGCTTATCCTCCAGTGTCAGTTGGTTTTATCGGGTGAAAGATCAAGACACATGTGTCTTATCTAACACAAATTTTAGCAGTCCGTAATTTAATATTACATGTACTGCGTCGAAGCATACGGACTCACGGTCGAAGCATACGGACTCACGCTGTACATAGCCCCTGGTGTGTTACTTGGAACGCGTGGATCCTCTGGATCAATAGCCATGCCTTGTTGGAATCCTGGTACACCCATGGCTCCAGGGATGGCACCAAGAGCAACACCACCGAGTCCGGCGGTAAGGGCGGCAGCAGGCACTAAACCTGCAGCAGCAACTTTACCTGCGCCACGGGTAAATGCTTGTTGAGAAGGAATCGGAATACCAGCAGACTTATCAATCAACCCAAGAATGGCCGATTGACGTTTTGATCCCTCTGGCATATTTACAGCAGATTCAAGTAAAGACTTCTCTGCTGACACCTTTCCTTTTTTGGCTGCATTTAGTAAGCCGGGTGCATACTTACCAGCAATGGCGCGTGCACCAAGTAAACCTGCAGCTCCGCCAAGACCGCCAGCAGCGCCGGCAAAAATAGCAGATCCTGGGTCTTCACCTTGAGAAAGGGCGTACCCACCAGTCGCTAAAGCAGCGGCAGCAGGTACACCGTATTTAAGAGCGCCACGCATGGCATCACTCCATTACAAACAGTTTGTTTGCAACAACTTGAGGCTGAGCGTGATTCAGAACGCGCCAGGCTTGACTTGGGTCAACATCCATTTGTTGCTTGAATGCGCCCCAGAAGTTTTCAGGCTGCTGAGGAGCAGAGGCAGCGGGAGGAGCGGGGAACTGACCCATCGCGGTATTCACTGGAGCAGTGGGATAACCACGAGTCTCAAGTTCAGTCTCGCTTTCGTACACAGGGTACGGACCTTCAGGACCGAAGAACTTCAGGGTGTAATCACTGAGTACATCTGGGTTGGTCAGAATCTCGTTATAAGCAAGATTCTCGGTGTGCTCATCAACTGCAAATTGGGCATAACCTTCAAGCAGTTGTTGGCCAGCAGCCAGACGTGCCTGGGCATCTTGGCCCCAAGCAACAGCACTATCCAGCATCGCCTCAAGTTCGAGGGCGTAATTATTTAGAATTGCTGGACTTTCCGCCCCGTACGCGCTTAGAACGTACCGGCTCTGATCGCTCAGATTCAGGAAGTTTGCCACCTGCTCCAAGGATTGATCCGAGGAGGTTTGGGAATAATTGGGCGAGGAGATCTGGTTGGGATACGAGATCTGCGGAGCCGATTGTGGCGTACCCAGGGGACTGGCTTGCTGTCCGTAATTGGCTGGGCTGTAGCTGATCGCTGGCGACTGTTGACCCTGGAATGGGGATTGCACTGGTGAGCTCAGCAGGCCCACCACTTTGTTGAACGCCGATTCCCATGGATTGCTGCTCGGTGCCTCCGGTTGGGATTGGGGGGCGTACTGAGTAGGGGCGGATTGGTAATTGGGGGCCGCCTGTGGTACTGCTTGGGGGTAGCTCGTACCCACCTGATACGCCACCGGTGCTGCCTGGTAGCTGGTTGCTGCCGGTGCTGACGGAACCACGTAGCTGCTCGGGGCTGGAGCTGCTGGTACTTGGCTCGTCTGTGGGATCGACTGGACGGTAGCGTCCTGCATAACTCATCTCCTTTTGTAAGGCTTCTAGTGTTCGATACAGATATGGAGTCAAATCCAGTCTTGGATCCGCAGCCATCGGTAAGTCTGGTGCCTGCGGGTGAGGAGTCTGCATCATTCCCCCCACCAGTTTCGCGAACGCAGAGTATGCACCCTGCAATTCGTTAACCATCCTGAATGGGAACCCAGATAACATCTCGGCTCTTTCCTCGTCCGTCTTAGACGGAAAGAGGTATTTCAGTGCTTCAATGCTATCAACACCTAATTCTTGTAGGTTGCGGACCACGATTGAATTGTTGAGGATGTCTTGGGTAGAGTCCTCATACACGGGTCCTAACCAACGCCACAAGATAGTTAGATCACCATCTGGAATCAAACCCTGAACCTTGGGTGGTAATTGACCTGTTTCAACACAGGCCATCAACAAATACTTTAACTTATCGTTGAATACTTTTAAGGCTTCTTCGTAAGCACTTAATTCTTCGTCGGATGCGCCAGG